GAAGAAATAAGCACGTGGTTTTTATCAAACGTTTCAAACGGACTATATAAAAGGCATTACGAAAATTATTTAGGTAATATATTCAATATTAAAAGTAGATTAGTTATAGTAAAGTGCTACTTCAATCCTGTTGAGTTAATTGATATTAAATTAAACGATAGAATTATTATTCGTGATAAAAGGTATACTATTAATAAAATGACTACCGATTTAACAAGTGGCGAGACTACAATGGAATTGCTTACTGATTATAGAGTTGGAGAAGTGCCAATTGGTAATAGATACTCTTTAGAGTCTTTTTACCAAGTTGATAATACAGCACAAACTATTGAAGCTATGCTTTTACTTTCGGATTGGGAAAAGATAATTTTAGAAACGCCTGATGAGGGTTGGATAAGTTACACTTTAGGCACTAAATTCGATAACGAAACAATTAACGTTTCAATAAGTGCAAATGCAACAGGCTCTGAAAGGATAGGATATATCAAAGGAAAATGGGCGTTAAATGATGGAACAAGTGAAACGATACAAATACCAATTATACAAAATGCTTAAACTAATTATTGAAATGCTTGAGTTCCAAAAGTTGGGAGCAAGTGAGAGCGTAGACATAGCGAAAGGAAAATATAAAATTCCTGATAATTTTAAAGAATTTAAAACACAAATAAAATGGCAATTACCAAGACTATTGAAATAGATGTTAACTCGCTTAAGGCAGTTGGAGGACTTGAAAATTTAGACAAGGCACTTAAACAAGTTGATAAATCAGCTAAAAGTGTAGATGCTACATTTGAAGAAGTTTATGGTGATTTGCAACCACTAACATCAAGAATGGGAGAGGCGGAAGATAGACTTTATGAACTTGCTTTAGCTGGTCAAAGTGCTACTAAAGAATATCAGGACCTACTTCAAACAGTTGGTAATTATCGTAAGGTGCAAATGCAAACGGATATGGTTGTTGATGCTGCTGCTACTACATTTGATGCAAAGTTAGGCGGTGCTTTACAAGGTGTTACTTCTACTTTTGCAGGTGTTCAGGGTGCAATGGCTTTAACAGGTGGAGAAAGTCAGAAACTTGAAGAAGCTTTAATAAAAGTTCAAGGTGCTATGGCATTAGCTGAAGGTGTGCGAGGTATTCGTGAGGGTGCAGTGGCTTTCAAAGCATTAGGTGCATCAGCTCAAAAATACACAATAGTTCAAAAAGCAGTTACAGCAGGTCAATGGTTATGGAATACCGCAATGGCTGCTAATCCAATAGGTGCAATTATTGCAGCGGTTGTAGCCTTAATTGCAGCAGGAGTAGCTTTGACAAGATTTTTTATGAGTAATGCAGATGCTGCAAAACAAAACTCTGCAGCAGTTGAAAAAAACAGAGTAGCACTTGAAAAGCAAAGTAAGACTTTAGAAAGCAATTCAGAAGCATTTGATAAAAAGCAAAAACAAGAACTTGCAATGGCAAAGGCAAGTGGAATGAGTGCTGATGCTATTCGTAAATTAGAATTAAAATTAATTGATGAAAAAATAGCTTACGAAAAATCACAAAGGGCTATTGCGATGAATACTTACGAAAAGGAACAAAATACTTTAGCGAGTTTAAGAGCAGCTGGTGCAGATGAAGAAGTTATTAAAAAGCAAGTTGAAAATAGAAATGAATCAGTTAAGCAATATAACAAACAAAATCAAGATGTAAAAAAAGCACTTGATGAGAAAAAAGATATTGAGAATAGACATTTAGTTGAAATTAAAACAGCCGAAGTAAGTTCAGCTAAAGAAAACGAAAAGAGAAGAAAAGAAGAAAGGGAAAAAGCACGTCAAGAATTAAAAGACCAACAGAAAAAAGCACTTGAAGCAGCAAAAGCACAAAAAGAAGCTTTAAAAAATATCGAAGAAAATGCTTTAAAAGCTATTGAAGATTTAAAAGCTAAAACAGAAGTTGAAAAAGTAGCACTTCAAAAGCAAAGGGATTTAGCGGAATTAGATGCTTTAAAATTAACTGAAGAAGAAAAAGCAAAAGCACGTTTAGCAATATTAGAAAAATATAAAATTTTAGAAGCTGAAGCTAAAGTAAAAGATGCACAAACAGCTAAAGACGAAGCTCAAAAACAAAAAGATGAAGCCGAAAGACAAGCTAAAGAAAAGGAGGATATAGCGCAAAAAGAAAGAGAATTTAAAGAGCAACAATATAGAGCTACTTATGATAATTTACAAAACATTTTATCTTTAGGAGGTAAAAAATTAAATAAAGTTGCAAAGGCTTTAGCTATTGCTGATGTAGTTAGAACTGCTGCACAATCTGTTTCTTCAACTGTTTCAAGTATTGCAAAAGCAAATGCAGCCGCTGTAGCTGCTTCTCCATTGACAGGTGGTATGCCTTGGGTTGCTATAAATACTGCAAAAGGAGCTTTAGAAATTGGTTCAACTATTGCAAGTTCTGTAAAATCTATACAAGCGATTAAAGGAGATTCGACTTCTGCTCCAAGTGGTGGTTCTGCTGCAGGTGGTGGTGGTGGTGGCGGTGCTGCTCCTGCTCCGAGTTTCAACGTAGTAGGTAATAGCGGAGTAAATCAAATTGCTCAAACGTTAGGAAGTCAGCAACCTGTTCAAGCGTATGTAGTAGCAAATAATGTAACTACTCAACAAAGTTTAGATAGGAACATAGTAAATAATGCAAGTTTAGGATAATACCTTATAGGGTATAATATAAACAAATAAAATTAAAATATACCTTATAGGGTACAAACAAAAAAGCCACTCCAAAAGGGTGGCTTTAATGATGATTAACTTTAAAAATTAAAAGTATATGGAAACAAAGACAATGCAAATATATTAAAATAATTTAGAAAAAAAACCTTTATTTTTTAAATTTTCATTTTGTTGTAATGCTTGTTTTAATTGTTCGTTTAACATTTCTATTACTTCATCTCTATCTGCATATTCAATTATATGTCTATAATTTTGATATGCTCCATTTGTAATGATTGTTAATTTAATCTTTTTTTCTTCGATTTGTTTTTTTTCTTCTAAAAAATCGTTATAATCTTCTAGCGACATTGTTATTGTTTTTTTCATAATAAATAGTTTAAAAAAATCCCCAACACTCGCTACAAATGTCAGGGATTAAATATCTTATTGTTGTAGCGAAGTACAAATATAAAACAAATTTTCAATTATAGTGTTTTAATTTAAAAAAGATATGAATTTAATCGAATTAATTATAGACGATAAAGATGAGTTGAGCGGAGTTGATGCAATTTCAGTTGTTGAAAGTCCTGCAATAGAGTCAAATTTCGTAGCCTTAAAGTCAGAAGAAATCAAACTCGCTCAAGTAGATAGCGAAAAGCGTATTTTAATGGGTGCGGTTTTAATTCCTGAAAAACCTATCTATCGTAAAAATGGAGAAGATGAATACTATATCTACTTCTCAAAAGACACTGTAAACAAAGCAAGTCAATTATTCTTTAAAAATGGTAATCAAAATAATTGGACTTTAGAGCATAACAAAGAAATAAAAGGATTGACTGTTGTTGAAAGTTGGATTGTAGAAGATACGCAAAAAGATAAAAGTGCAATTTATAATTTATCAGTTCCAATTGGTTCGTGGATGGCTTCGGTAAAAGTTGAAGATGACACTATTTGGAATGACTACGTTAAAACGGGAAAAGTAAAAGGTTTTTCTTTAGAGGGTTACTTTGCTGATAAATTAGAGGAAAAGAAACAACTATCTAAACAACCAAATGTTATCGAACAAATAAAACAAATAATAAATAAATATGAAAACAAAAAGTAAAACAAGTCCAAAAGGTGGAAAGCGTGGTTGTCTATGTGATGACGATACTTATAGTAAAGAATGTTGCAATGGAGATTTGCAAAATCAAGGAATTGGCAAAACTACAGGAGTAGATAACGTAACCATTACAGAAAATAACGGAGTAAGAGTAATAACTAGAATAAACGGATAAATAAACAATTAAATAAATAAATAAAATGACACCACAAGAAAAAAACGTATTTGGTAAATTATCTACTAAAACAGAATTAAATTCTCAAAGAATTGAATTAGCAAGAATTTCTGTAGATGAAATTAGAAAATCTTATGAAACTGTACAAACTGCAAGAAACGAAAGTACTGCTTCTTTAAGAAAAGCAACAGAAGCAGCTACAGCAATTGAAGCATCAGCAAAATCATTATCTGTAAAATCAGGAGAATTTTTAAAAAATTATGAGGTTTTTATGAATGATGTAAAAGCATTAGGATTAGAAATCCCAGCTAATTTACAAGGTTTAAATAAAATAGTAAATGATGATGTTAAGTTATCTGCAAAATTATTTAAAAGTGCATCTACTATTAAAGGTTTAGTTTAATAAAATACAACAACATTTTAACAAACGTGTTTTAATTTAAAATAATATTAATATGTCAAACGTACTAACAGAAATCAAAAGGCTTTTAGGGATGGAAATCCAATTAGAGCAAATGACTTTAGACAATGGTACTGTTATCGAAGCGGAAGTATTCGAAGCAGGTCAAGCTGTGTTTATTGTTAATGGTGAAGATAGAGTTGCATTGCCAGTAGGTGATTATATTCTTGATAACGGAATGATTTTAGTTATTGCAGTTGAAGGTGAAATTGCTGAAATAAAAGAACCTGCACCTGCTCAAGAGGAAGCTCCTGAAGTAGAAGTAGAAGTTGAACAAGCTGCTGAACCTACTGCACCTAAAAAAGTAATCGAGTCAACTGTTAAAGAGTCGCATTTTTCAAAAGAGGATGTAGATGCTTTAAAGTCTGAAATCGAAGCATTGAAAACAGAATTAGCGTCTATTAAAGAAGTTAAAGAAGTAGAATTGTCTGCTCAACCTTTAACGCATAATCCTGATGCAAGACCAAACGTTGAAAAAATATTATACTCACAAAATAGAGTAATGACAACTTTCGACAAAGTAATGAGTAAAATTGCTAACTAAATAAATTAATAAAAAAAAATGGCTACTACAACAAGTATCACAACAACCTATGCAGGTGAGTTTTCAAAGAAATACATATCTGCTGCATTATTATCAGCACCTACTATCGACAATGGTGGGATTGAAGTAATGCCTAATGTAAAGTACAAATCAGTTATCCAACGTTTAGCAACGGATGGAATCGTAAAAAATGCGACTTGTGCTTTTGATCCAACTTCTACAATTACTTTAACTGAAAGAGTTATTACTCCTGAAGAATTTCAAGTAAATTTAGAATTATGTAAAAAAGACCTTGGAAGTACATGGCAATCTATTGAAATGGGAATGTCTGCTTTTTCAGATTTACCAAAATCATTTGCTGATTATTTAATTGGACACGTTTCAGCTAAAGTTGCTGAATCAATGGAGGTTTCAATTTGGAGAGGTGCTAACGCTACTGCAGGTCAATTTGATGGATTTGTGCCTTTAGCTACTGCTGATGCAACTGTAGTTGATGTAGTAGGTACAACTGTTACTGCTTCTAACGTAATTGCTGAACTTGGAAAAGTTGTAGACGCTATTCCTGCTGCACTTTACGGAAAAGAAGATTTATATATCTATGTTTCTCAAAATGTTGCAAGAGCTTATGTTCGTGCTTTGGGTGGATTCGGAGCTTCAGGATTAGGAGCAAATGGAACTAACGCACAGGGGACTCAATGGTTCAACAATGGTTCATTATCTTTTGATGGAGTTAAAATATTTGTTGC